AGTGTCCACATCTATGGACGGAATAAACCAAGCATTTTTTATATTTGGGACGCAGCTTTGAATCACATTGATCACTGCTTGCCCGCTGAGTAACGCATCGGGGGTACGATAGGTTATTTCATCTATGGCAGTCATAGGGTATACTGGCAATTCTTTATTTTCTGGCATTTCTAATGTGCCTGCTGGATAGTAATTGCCTTGACTGGGTAATTTGATATACACAGCAGGCTGTCTAAAATATTGTTTCAATGGGTTATTAGAGTTCATATGGTTTTCCTTGGATAAGTATAGTTATGGCTGAAGAATTTGACCCGAAAATTTCCGACGATTTACGTATAGCTTTAGAAAATGCTGCCGAAGATATGACTCGCTTTGCGGCGTCTCATGGAAAAAGCTCCGCACAATATTTGTCCGCATCAAAAGCCTATGAAACCGCATTAGCAGACGCTAAAAAAGGCATATTAGGCTATACTGAGGCTATGAAAAAAGCCAAAGCTGATTTAGGTTCATCTACGTTGGGTTTGGCTAAATCATTAGCATCTGGCGGTAATAGTGTATCGGAATTTGGTTCAGCTGCCGATGCTGCTGGTGCCGCATTGACCTTAGCTCTTGGTCCTGTGGGACTGTTGGGCAAAGCTTTGGTTTTCGCTGTTGGGGCTGTTACTGAATTTGCCAAAGCCGCAATCAAACAGGGTCAAGAACTATTAGATGGCTATAGAGACATAAGTCGTAGCGGACTAGCTACTGGCATGCAGGACACATTTGAAAATCTACAAAGCATGGGTTATACCATGGGTGAGATTGGTAAAATGGGTGCTTTGATGAAAGAAAATTCCTCTAATTTGTCAACATTAGGAGGTACGGCAGCGCAAGGAGCAAAACAATTTGCCGCGGCATCTAAAAGTATAGCAGAAAGTGGTGTTGGCGAGCAATTCCAACGCATGGGCATGACCGTAGATGATATTAATCGAGGTATGGCGGGCTATGTCAAAATACAACAGTTAAGCGGATCTTCTCAAAAACAAACAGCAGAACAGATGGCAGCCAGTGCCGAAGCTTATATAGAACAACAAGACCGATTGACAAAACTAACTGGGTTGTCAGCAGATCAACAAAATTCTGTACAAGAAAAAGCATTGGCCACACAACAATATGCCAGCAAGGCCTTCCAGTTACAACAAAGAGCAGATGCTGGGGATATAGCCGCCAAAGAAGAATTGGCTAGAAATACAGAATTGATAAATGCCGCTTTTGGTAAAGGTGGACAAGAAGCTGCAGATCAGATGACATTGTTGCTTTCTGGAGCAGTTAATAATCCTGAATATCAAAAAATAGCTAGATCTTTGCCAGAAACAGCGTCGTATATACAAAAAGGTGGCCGAGACATGGGTGTGGCCATGGATTTGGCAGCCAAAGATTCTAGAAAAACTCTTAATGATACAGTCGGATTAGCCGGTGCTGGATTATCTGATTCGATTATTACTTCTCAGGGCGTTTTAGTAAAATTTGCTTCTACAGCAGGTACTTCCATGGCACAAAATATAAAAGATGCCAAAGATCAGCAGGATAAACAAAAAGCAGGCGCAGATAAAGAAACGGCTGTGGCAGTGGCGGCAAGTATGGCTCAGCGTAAGCTTACTCAAACTGCCGAAAAAGCTGTACAAACAGGCATGGTAGCTGTGGCAAATGCCGCAATGTCGGCAGCAAAGGCTTTGGGTAAACTGGGAGAACCAGCCCCCGCTCTTACTAAAGCAGAAACGGCGCTGGGGGAAACTCAATATGACGAAATGGGTAATATTGTGTCAGGCAGTGGGCCGCAAGAGGCACCTCTGGCAAAACCCAAACCAGCCCCGGCACCAGCACCAGCACCTGCCCCAGCACCATCGCCAGCACCAGCACCTGCCCCAGCCCCATCGCCAGCCCCAGCACCTGCTGCAACTCTTAAACCAGCGGCAGGAGGGAAGCCTGCTTCTGTAAATCCAGGCGACATAGTAAAACTGTTGTCAGCTTCGGGTATAACAGATAATCAATCGCAGGCAAATATTTTAGCTCAAATAAAAGCAGAAAGTAATTTCAAACCCCAGTCAGAAAATTTAAATTATTCCGGTAAAACATTGATGAAATTGTTTCCGAAAAAATTTAAATCACAAGACGAGGCAGATGCCCTGGCAGCACAGGGTCCAGAGGCGATTGGTAATTTCATTTACGGCGGAAGAATGGGCAATGCCGGTGACGAGGGATACAAATATCGTGGCCGAGGACTTATACAACTTACTGGAAAAGACAATTATTCAAAATTTAGTAAGTTGATTGGGGTTGATTTGGTAAAAGATCCGGATCTAGCGAATGATCCCGAAGTTGCTGAAAAAATTGCCGTGGCTTATTTCAAAGAAGCTTCGAAGAAATATGATTTAAGCGATATAAAACAAACTGGAAAAGCTGTAGGGTATGCAGGTGGAAAAGAAGAAACAGATAAACGAACACAATATGCTTCGGCTTTTGCTAATAATATGCCCACAGCCGAGGTTGGTGGAATACTAAGCGGACCAAAAAGCGGCTATACTGCTATGTTACACAACACCGAAGCTGTGGTACCATTGCCAGATGGAAGAAATATACCAGTTCAGATGACACAAAATACTGGATCTTCTGAGCAAATGAACATGATGGCTATGCAGTTAAATAAATTGGACGCTATAGTGCGTACTATGGAAAAAGCCAACAGTATAAACAACAAGATATTACAACGACAAAGCTAACAAGCTAAATACTATCTATGGCTACTAATGACGGACACAACAGTCGCAACGGGGGTTCTTGGAGAAAGTACTTCAAAGTTGCTGACGTTAATCAATTGGGACAACTGAGTCCTATATCTGGCAAAAATAATTTTGGATTGCCTGGGTACAATCGCAACAGCGGAGATTTTGAGTCAGGTAGTCGCAATGAATTTGCTTTTAGAAACTATGCGTCTAGATTACCCGAAGTATATTCTGGACATCCAAATAGATTAGAACGCTACAATCAGTATGAAAACATGGATTGTGATTCAGAAGTCAATGCTTGTTTAGACATTATCGCAGAATTTAGCACACAGCAAAACAGCGACAATGGCACTCCTTTTGATATTAAATTTACAAATAAACCCACTGATCATGAAATTGAAATAATAAAAAAACAGTTACAGCAATGGACTAAATTAAACAAACTGGATCAACGTATATTTAAACTGTTTCGAAACACTATCAAATATGGGGATCAAGTGTTTGTGCGTGATCCCGAGACATTTGAAATGTATTGGGTAGACATGATTAAAGTAGCACGTATCATAGTTAATGAAAGCGAAGGCAAACGTCCTGAGCAGTATATCATACGCGATATAAATCCTAACTTTCAGAATATGAGCATGGCAGCCAAGACTACATCAGACTACTATGTGAGTCGTAGCACTGGTTCGGTTACTACAGGAAATAATTACAACGCACCTAACGGTGGATCTGGTGGTGGCGGCGGGGGTGGTGTGGGTAACAGCCGCTTTACACAAGCTATGAATGAATCATGTATTGACTCTAAACATGTGGTACATTTGAGTTTAAACGAGGGATTAGATTATTTTTGGCCGTTTGGACAAAGTATACTGGAAAATATCTATAAAGTTTACAAACAAAAAGAGCTACTAGAAGATTCTATATTGATATATCGTGTACAACGTGCCCCAGAACGACGTTTGTTCAAGATAGATGTGGGTAACATGCCCAGCCATATGGCTATGGCGTTTGTGGAACGTGTTAAAAATGAAATGCATCAGCGCAGAATACCAACTATATCAGGCGGCGGGGCTAATATGATGGACGCTAGTTATAATGCGTTGTCTGTAAATGAAGATTATTTCTTCCCACAAACTTGTCTTTCATTAGACACAAGTATTAAATTACTCGATAATCGTGACGTAACTTTAGCGAATTTAATTGAAGAATACAAACAAGGAAAAGAAAACTTTGTTTACACAGTAAATCAAACCACTTTAGAGATTGAACCAGGTAAAATAGTTTGGGCAGACGTCACTAGACGTAATACTCAAGTATTGTCAGTATTGCTTGACAACGGTGAAAAAGTTGTTTGTACGCCTGATCATAGATTTATTATGCGTGATGGATCTGAGGTCGAAGCACAGCATTTAACTGAAGGTAGTAGTGTGATGCCTCTGTATTTGCTTGACGGTAAAACAGGTAAACATCAAGGTGCTGCCAAATATCTAAAATATATTTCTCCTAACACGGGAAAATCAAAATGGGTACATACGATGGTGTGCCCTAAGAAAACCCCGGGCAAAGATTCGGAAATACACCACATTGATTTGAATAGTCGTAACAACAATCCAACAAATCTTGTTGAGATGGAAACTAGTACGCATCGTAGATTACACAGTGAACTTGGTACATACCATTTATCTATGGCATGGAATGATTCTGAAAAAAGAGCAAAACTTATCGATGGCATTCATAGCTATCATGCCAATGCTACTATAGAAGATAAAGAAATGATGCGCTCTCGCGGCAAAATTAACGGAGCAGTAACATGGGCTCGGGCAGAATCATCGAAAAAAGTACTTGCTTCCTTAGCTAAAACACGAGTAAAAGTTTATACTGCCAAAACCATTCATTACAGTACTAGCATGGCAGAAAGAATGGTTGAACTTTATAACGAAGGGCATAATAGTATTACAAAAATGACCAAAATACTGCGTGTTGATTCTAAATTTCAAAATGAATTTAAGATTGCCAATCCTAATATTAAACGTGATAAAAATAAAACTGCGGGAATAGCACCAACTGACAGTACATTAAAAAAACTCGTTAATATTTTAGGCTACGAATCTTGGGAAAAATTCAAAGAAACATATTCTTATAATCACAAAATAGTTAGTGTAACATGGCTTAGCGAAACTATAGATACAGGTGATATTACCGTTGAATCTATTAATAATAATCATAACTTTGCTCTAAGTTCTGGTATATTTGTACATAACTCAGATGGTAGAGGAAGTAGTATTGAAGTATTGCCAGGTGGATGTTTTAGTATGGACACTAGTGTGTCATTGTTAGATGGTAGAGAACTTACTATAGCACAAGTATCTGATGAATTAGCAGAAGGTAAAACGCTTTGGGTTTATAGTTGTGAACCTATAACAGGCAAAGTTGTACCAGGATTAGTATCTTGGGCTGGCATGACGCAACGGCAAGCACAAGTTTTAAAGATTACTTTAGACAATGGTGAATCTATTATATGTACACCAGATCATAAATTTCCCCAGTATGATGTAGAATTCAAACGTGCTGATGAACTGACAGTTGGTGATAGTTTAATTCCATTATATCGTAAAAAAGAAGTTTGTGACACTAAACTCGATGGATATGAAGAATACTTTGATAATAGTAGTAAACAATGGAAATATACTCATCGAATGGTAGCAGATGAGTTTAAAGATACGTTAGTAAAATATAAAATATTTAACGAAGAATACAGTGATGGCAAATATGATGTCAGACATCATGTAAATTTTAACAGGCATGATAACAGCCCGGAAAATTTATGCTGGATGGCATGGCACGACCATCAAAAACTACATCAACATCATGGATTTTCTAAAGAATCTCAACAGTTGGGTACACTAGCCGCAAAACGTAGATTACAAAATCTTAAAGATAATAATCTAGCAGAATATGAAAAATATTGTAAAACTGTTGGTGAAAGATTTACAAATTGGTATAGTTCATTAACAGAAGAAGAACTAGTAGAATTAAATGAGAATAAGGCAGCTGGACTTAAAAAGTACTTTGAATCATTAGATGATGATTCAAAGGCAATCCGGACCGCTAACAGTAGAGCTGCATTTAAAATAGCAAACAAAACAAAACTAGAAAAAATGGCCAAAGATGAAGAATATCGTCAATGGGTATGTGAACAACAAAAAGCTGGTTGGACTAGTGAGCTAAGAGAAGAACGTAGTAAATTTGTATCTGACCGTAACCTAAAAGATTGGAAAAACAACGAAAAACGTCGTAGCAATATGAAAGAATTGCAATCAGTGTCATATTCTCACAGTATGCTTAAGAGTGTGATCGATATGGTTAAAGACAAAACTACGCACGAAATAACTGTTAATGATATTATCGATGAACTGAATAAAAATATCAACATCGTTAATGAATTGGCAATATTAAACAAAGATAAAAAAGTTCACAATTGGAGTATAGACAAAGGATTTACAGCAACAGGACTGACTAGTATGGTTAAACAGTATGGCTATACTAGCTGGTCTGATTTCCGTAAAAAAGAAAGCGTTCACAACCATCGAATTGCTAAAATTGAATACTTAGATGAGCCAATGGATGTTGGTACTTTAACTATCGACGGTGATGAAATTTATCATGGCTATCATACGTTTGCGTTAAGTGCCGGTGTGTTTACCAAAAATTCAAACTTAGGCGAAATTGATGATTTAAAATACTTTAACAACAAAATGGCTAGAGGTCTGCGTGTGCCTAGTAGCTATTTGCCCACAGGACCGGATGATTCCGGGGCCGCCACTAACGATGGACGTGTGGGTACAGCATTGATACAAGAATTTCGATTCAACAAATACTGCGAACGCCTACAGAAATTAATAATGCAGAAATTAGATGACGAATTTAAAATGTACATGCGATGGAGAGGTTTTGAAATTGATAACGGGTTGTTTGACATAACATTAACAGAACCACAGAATTTTGCCAGTTATCGCCAATCTGAGCTGGATACAGCTCGTGTAGCAACATTTGCTTCTTTAGAACCATTGAATTATCTCAGCAAACGATTTACACTCAAACGTTTCTTAGGTTTGTCCGACGAAGAAATATTAGAAAATCAAACACTATGGAAAGAAGAACGCGACAATCCACAAATGCAGGCACAGCAAGGACAAGGTCTTCGTAGTGTGGGCATTACTCCGGGCGGATTATCATCTGATTTAGATATGAATACTGACTTGACTAATACTGATTTGGGCAGTGCCGAAGTAGATACTGGAGCAGGTCCTGCTCCAGCGGTTGTACCAACACCAGGAGCTCCGAGCGGTGGCCCGGCCGGACTTTAACCAAATATCTTCCTTATCTTCTTGATCTTTTTTAAATTACCTGTTATTATTGTTTAAATCGGAGATATTATGGCTAAAATTATAGGTGAAGATACTACTAACACAACACCAGCAGAATCAGAAAATCTGTTAGAATTAAAAGAATGGCATTATTTTACTTCTGCCGTGTACAGTGTTACACACACTGACTTTCTCAAAGACATCAACAAGATATCAAGAGAATATGTAAATCGCACAAAAAAAGGCATTAAACTAAACGAGATTTATCCTGTTTATATGGGCGATAATATGTCTGCTGATCCCAGACTGTCTGATTTTACAAATTTTATCAAAGCCACGGCATCTAATATTTTAATGAGCCAAGGCTATAATATGCAGATGCTGGAAGTTATATTCCATGAATTGTGGGCACAAGAACACTATAAATTTTCCGGACAAGAACAACACATACACGGCGGCAGCCATATTACAGGATTTTATTTTCTAGACGTACCTGATGACGCTCCTAGAGTTGTATTTCATGATCCCAGGTCGGCTAAAGTCTATTCTAATCTTCCTGAGTCTAATCCTGCTCAAGCTACCTATGGCAGTACGATGATAAATTTCTTGCCAATACCTGGCACATTTATTTTTACAAATTCTTGGTTACCGCACAGTTTCCTCAAGAATCCATCAGCCAAACCCTTTAGATTTATACATTTTAATTTGGGAGTGGCAATGAAATTAGATACAACACAACCTACAGTGGTATGAACAAGTATTTGATACGTTTTAATAAAACTAGAGGACTACCTGGCAGGGGTAGTTTGAATCACGTGTGGCGCGTTTTTGAAAATGAAGAAGAATACATAGTAAAAAATGTCATTATAAACGTGCCTAGCCAATCTGAAACCACAGGCAATGGACAAGGTAACGAGGACTGGAATATAGCTTGTCATGGCTATATGACAGTTGATGAAAAAACCGGAACTGCCACAATAAATTCCAGCGAAACAAATAAAAAACGCTAAATACAGTATCATGATACTGAACGAACTATACGAGCGTGAACCCGAAGCTTATCAAGATCTAAGCCAAGACAATACCCAGCCACAAATGGGACAACTACGTAAAACACGACTTACTCTGCGTCAAATTAATAAACTACGCAAGATGAATGACATTAGAGCAGTTGAATTTAGAGACAAACTAAAAGATCTTCGCGCACAATACGCACCTCCTGCCGCTCCGGCAATTTAAAAATCTTAAAACTACCCATTTTATAGTCGTTATATACTAGTTTTTCTCCGTCTAGAGTAAATATCTATGACGAGCCATAACCCAAGGAGAATGTATATGACATCGAAATTTGAACAGTTAATCGAATATGTGATTAACGATGAAGAAGCGAAAGCTAAAGAATTATTCCATGATATAGTAGTTGAAAAGTCACGCGAAATTTATGAGAATCTCATGAATGAAGAAGGCATGGAAGAAGAAGACATCGAAGAAGGCGAAGAATGCCATCACTGTCATGGCGAAGGCTGTGATGAGTGCATGTATGAAGAAGGCATGGAAGATACTTCCGGAAGCGCCAGCCAAGACTTAATGCGTGAAGTTGAAGTTGACGAAGAAGGCATGAGTGAAGCCGAAGAAGAAGAAGAAGACAAAGACATGGATAGCGAAGATGATGAAGTTGATCACGACATCGAAGACCGTGTTATTGATTTAGAAGACAAATTAGACGAGTTAATGGCTGAATTTGAACAAATGATGGGCGGCGAAGGTGGCGAAACTATGGAGCCAAAAGATCATGAAGTTGGTGGTGATGCTTATGCTATGGACGACACATCAGAGTTTGAAGATGAGCCAATGCCAATGAGTGAAAATATCACATTAGATCGTGCCCCAAGTCCAGTTACAACAGAGCCTAGCTTTGTTAATAAAAAGTCATCATACGCTGTTGATTCAGGCGCAGCAGGAATGATGGGACGCCCGGTTAAAAATGTAGCTTCTGAAACAAATCCAGATGGCACAACTGCTTACAAGCAACCTAGCAATGAGTATAGCAAAGGTGAAGGCGATTTGCCAAATGCTGGAAAATTTAAAAATACACCAGCAAAAGGCGGATATGGCAGCAAAATGGAGCCAGCTACCAAGCCAAAGTTTGATCAGATGAATCCAAACACACGTACCCCATTTCCAAAAGGTTAATGTACACATATGAAGCGTAACACTTATCTAAAAGAACATCTCAGCTTTACTCAGGCTCGTGTAGTATTGGAGTCTGAAGAAGCTGCCGATGGATCCGGAAAAACGCTTTACATGAAGGGTATTTGTATAGAGGGTGGGGTGCGTAATGCAAATGAAAGAGTTTATCCAGTAAACGAGATAGCCAAAGCAGTAGATACTATCAACGAACAGATAAAGTCAGGTCATAGCGTGTTAGGCGAAGTTGATCACCCAGACGATTTGAAGATCAACTTGGATCGAGTCAGTCACATGATTGAAAACATGTGGATGGATGGTCCATGCGGATATGGAAAATTAAAAGTATTACCAACCCCGATGGGAACACTGGTAAAAACCATGTTAGATTCGGGTGTTAAATTAGGTGTTAGTAGTCGTGGATCAGGAAACGTCAACGACCATAACGGACATGTCAGTGACTTTGAAATCGTCACTGTGGATGTGGTTGCCCAACCCAGTGCTCCAAATGCGTATCCAACAGCAATTTATGAAGGTCTTCTTAACATGAAGCACGGACATAGACTGTTTGATGTAGCTAAAGAAGCCAGTCAGGACAACAAAGTACAGAGATATTTGAAAACAGAAGTAGTAAAGTTAATCAATGATCTCAAATTAAGAGGGAAATAAAATGCTAGACAGTTTAAAACCGTTACTAGATAGCGACTTGATCAATGAAGAAACTCGTACAGAGATTAACGAAGCTTGGGAAGCCAAGATAGTTGAAGTCAAAGAACAAGCACGTGCAGAACTCCGCGAAGAGTTTGCCCAACGCTATGAGCATGACAAACAAGTGATGGTGGAAGCATTGGATCGCATGGTTACAGAAAGTCTCATCGCAGAAGTCGAACAACTAAAAGCTGAAAAGCAACAGTTGGCCGAAGATCGCGTTAAATTTCAAAACACTATTAAGGAAAGCGCCAACAAGTTTAACAACTTTATGGTGACCAAATTAGCTGAAGAAATTGGCGAATTGCGTAGAGATCGCAAGGCACACAATGATGGCATGAAGAAATTTGAAGGCTTCATTGTGCATGCTTTGGCACGTGAAATAAAAGAATTTGCTGAAGACAAGCAGGCAGTAGTGGAAACCAAAGTTAGACTGGTTGCCAACGCACGTCAACAGTTAGAATCATTGAAAAGCCGTTTTGTAAAAGAATCTGCTGAAAAAATGACACGTGTAGTAAGCCAGCATCTCAAAGCTGAACTTGTAAGTTTGAAAGAAGACATCCAAGTTGCTCGCGAGAACAACTTTGGTCGCAGAATTTTTGAAGCATATAGTGCAGAATTTGGTGCTACTCATTTAAATGAAAAAGCCGAAGTTCGCAAGTTACACACTATCATACAACAAAAAGACGCCAAACTTAGTGAGGCCATCCGTTTCGCCAAGAAAGCAACACATCTTGTCGAATCAAAAGAGCGTGAAATGCGTATTATCAAAGAATCCAACGAGCGTACCCGCACAATGGACGAGCTGTTAGCTCCGTTAAACGAGAAAAAAGCCGAGGTAATGCGTAATTTACTTGAAAGCGTACAGACAAAACGTTTGAAATCCGCTTTCGAAAAGTATCTTCCAGCTGTGCTAGAGAATGGTTCAGTAAAAGCCAAAACAGTAATTACTGAAACATTGTCTGAAGCAACTGGCGATAAATCGGTCCGTAGCCAAGAATCAGATGACGAAGCAAATAGCAACGTTATTGATTTGAAGCGTTTGGCCGGGCTGTAAAAAAAATAAAAGGAGACTTAAATGTCACAAGAATTATTAGAAAATCGTTGGGGTGAAACTAAAGATGCACTGCTGGAAGGCCTTAACGGCTCAAAGCGTTCTTCTATGAGTGTAATCCTTGAAAACACACGTAAGTATTTGAAAGAGAACGCATCAGCAGGTTCAACAAGTTCAGGTAACATCGCAACATTGAACCGTGTTATTCTCCCAGTAATCCGTCGTGTGATGCCAACTGTTATTGCTAACGAGTTGGTTGGTGTACAGCCAATGACTGGACCTGTATCACAGATCCATACATTACGTGTACGTTATGCACAGAGTTTGACAGACAACAGTTTGGCTAACACCAGTGTAACAGCAGGTCAAGAAGCGTTGAGTCCGTTTACCATCGCTACTGCCTACTCCACAGTGCCACAAAATACCACTACAGCTACTGGCTATACTGGTAACAATACAGCAACTATGGAAGGTACAGGCGGTAAGCAGATCAGTATCCAGATCTTGAAACAAGCTGTTGAAGCTAAGACACGTAAGTTACAAGCACGTTGGACATTTGAAAGTGCTCAAGACGCACAGGCTATGCATGGTATTGATGTTGAAGCAGAAATTATGGCTGCTCTAGCACAAGAAATCACAGCTGAAATCGATCAAGAGATTCTCTTGTCATTAAGCAGTTTGGCTGCTACAGAGTACACATACAACCAAGCTACAGTATCAGGTACAGCTACATTCGTTGGTGACGAACATGCCGCATTGGCAGTGCTTATCAATCGTGTTGCTAACTTGATCGCTCAGCGTACACGTCGTGGCGCTGGTAACTGGGCAGTTGTATCAAGTGCAGCGTTGACAGTATTACAGTCAGCTACTACTTCAGCTTTTGCTCGTACAACAGAAGGCACATTTGAAGCTCCTACAAACACCAAGTTTGTTGGTACTTTAAACGGCAGTTTACGTGTATTCGTAAACAGCTATGCTCAAGATACACAGCCTGTATTGGTTGGATATAAAGGTTCTAGTGAGGCAGATGCTGCCGCTTTCTATTGCCCATATATTCCGTTGATGAGTTCAGGAGTTGTATTGGATCCAAGTACTTTCGAACCAGTCGTTTCATTTATGACGCGGTACGGGTTTGTGGAGCTCACTAATACTGCCTCAAGTTTCGGGAACGCGGCCGATTATGTTGGAGAGATAGCGGTGCAAAATCTCAGCTTTAGCTGATCCATTTTGGTACAGTATTTCTGTACTTCAAGCAACAAGCAAGAAACCCACTTCGGTGGGTTTTTTGTTGAATAAAATATGCGGCGAAGTTGCGGTACACTAAATAATAGTATGAAAGACATAAACAAAATAAAACCTTACACTTATTTGATTAAGCACAAAGCTACAGGCAAAGTATATTACGGCAGCAGAAGTAAAAATTTTACTAAATTGAATAGAACTCCTTCTGAAGATTTTTGGAAACATTATACTACAAGTAGTGATAATATTAATAATATTATTAAACAAGAAGGTAAAGATGCTTTTGAATATGAAATTCGTAGAACATTTGATACTATAGAAGAAATGGCCAACTGGGAAACAAGAGTATTAACAAGAAGTCGTGTATTAGAAAAACAAGATAAATGGTTAAATGGTAATATTGCTGGTAAAAAGATATTAACCGAAGCCGGTATTAAAAAAATTAGTGAAACACATAAAAATAAACCTAAAACTAAAGAACAAATTGAAAAAATAAAAGCCAGTAATATTGGAAAAAATAAAGGAAGAATCCAAACAGAAGAGCATAGACGTAAAAATTCCGAAGCAAATAGCGGAAAAAATAATCCAATGTACGGACCGTGTTCAAAAGAACGAGCCGCAAATATTAGCGCCGCTAAAAAAGGAAAACCTGCTAAAAATAAAGGTATTCCTATGACAGAAGAACAAAAAGCTATTATTCGTGCCACTAAAGAAAAAAACAAAGTTATACTAACATGCTCAATATGTGGCAAAACTATGCGAGAAAGTCATTTTAAAATGTACGGTCACGGCTATAAATGTAAGGACAAAAAATGAACTCAAGACAATACGAAACAATGCGAATAGCAGAACACGAAGCAAAGAAAAATAAAGCCTCGATTATTGCTCAAAATAAATTAATCCGTCATTTAAAACGCAAAAGCGAAAATGAGTTAGCCGATAATTACTTTGATTATCAATTTGAATCTGTTAAAGAAGTTAAAGCAATGGTCAAGCAAGCAGGATGGACTTGGAAAGAAGCACAAGACTGTAAACATCGAGCCCTTGATTGTTTTTTGAATCCAGCTATTAACGTTTGGCTTGATAGTAATCAACGTAAGCGATACAAGTCAATGTTCAAAAAAGAATTACCATTTATGTTTATGCGAGGCCCATTTGAAAGAGTATTGTGGTATCCTACTCTTGACGATGTAGTTGATTTTGTCGAGGAAAGTGCAATCTTATTTAAAGATCCAGATCATGTAGGATTGACTGAAATTCAGTTCTCAAAAGAAAAATTCTTAGAAAAAAATGGAACAGAATTTCATTTTTATATAGTAACATTTAACTTAGACAGCTAACGCCGCCCGCTGGCACAGTGACCGCTGTAAACACGACCCCAATAGAAACGTCAAGACCAAGCAAAATGATTAAATCGCACTATTTAAACTTTAACGAATACGCACAGTTTGACCACGACTATTTGATGCGAGTCATCAAAAATCAGTTGTATGAACCACAGATCAAGTTGGAATTTCGTGACGGCACCACGTATCAAGTTAGTAACTATGGCAACCGTTACTGGGAAAAGAACAATCGTCTTCACCGAGAAGACGGCGCCGCTGCTGATTACGGTAACATGACATTTTACAGTTTATTTGGCACAGTCTTTGTGGAAGCTGAATATCGCCAGGCAGTTGATAGGTTAAACTTTTTGCGACTAGCCACTGATAACCAGTTGGAAACGCTGGTGGAAGAAATTAGTAGAAATATGCCATACAAACAGCGTCAATGCCTGTGGAAGTGCTTGTTACAAGGCAGTGAAGATTATACTGCGATGATCGCGTCGCTTAAAACGCTATCAAAACAATATAATAAACTTGTCAAAATGTACGATAAATTTATTCAAGATTTTGCCCAACGCTGACTATAAAAAAATATCAAACAAAAATCAAATAAATAAAGTTATATAACTAAAATTGGAATACTAAAATGACTTTGCCAGCTTCTGGACCCATATCGCTTAAAGATATACAAACTGAATTTGGTGGTCCCGCCGCCCCGATAGCCTTAAGTAGCTATTATCGCAACGGAGCGTATGTAACTGGCAATGTCTATGCTCCCAATGTGCCCACATCGGGCGCCGTCAGTCTCAGCAATTTCTACGGTGCTAAAAAACTCACATTACAAACTGTTTTACTTACTTCCTCTCAAACTTGGGTGGCTCCCACTACACTTGTTGGCACTGTTAATGCCACTTTAATTGGGGGTGGCGGTGGTGGTGGCACAGGGGGTGGGGGAGCAGTTGGCGCAGGCGGGGGTGGTGGTGCCGGTGGAGTGGTTCAACTTACTGGTGTTTCTCTAACTCCCGGAGCATCTTACCCGGCTGTAATTGGGTGTGCTGGGGCGGCTGCAGGTGGATATCCAGCAACTGGCGGTCAAGGCGGCAATACCACATTTTTGGGATATACAGCCTATGGTGGGGGATACGGTGGCTGTGTATATGGCAATGGCGGAAGTTCTATAGCCTCAGGTGGGGGCGGTGGGGGATCTGGAGATACAGGGGCTCGACCTGGTGGTACAGGTGGAG